GTATACAGATGACGGCACCACGCGCACGAACATTACGCCTTCTACCGCTCCAACTGGCGGGATCGACAACCGTTGGACTGGCGGCGTTCTCAATGGCGTCCTGGTGGCGAACAACGGTGTAGATGCGCCGTGGTATTGGGGTGGGACAGGCCTGATGCTCGCGCTCCCAGGTTGGACGGCCGGCATGAAGGCCGCAAGCCTGCGCCCGTTCAAAAACGTACTTGTCGCACTGGATGTGACGAAAAGCTCCACACGCTATGCAAACATGGTGAAGTGGAGCGACATCGCCGCGCCTGGAGCGGTTCCGCAAAGCTGGGACCAAAACGACAAGACGAAAAACGCTGGTGAACTAGACCTTGCGGAAGAACCGAGCCTGATGGTGGATCAGTTGCCCATGGGTGACGTGAACATCATCTACAAAGAGAACAGCATGTACGCCATGCGGGCGACTGGCGGCACTGATGTGTTCTCGTTCCAGCGTCTTCCTGGCGCTGTTGGCGCACTCGGGAAGGGCTGCATCGCGCAGACGCCATTCGGCCATGTTGTGCTCACTCATGGCGACGTGATCCTGCACTCTGGACAAGGCCCGAAGTCGATCATCAACGGGCGCATGCGGCAATGGCTGTTCAAGCAGATCGATTCTGTGAACCGTGGCCGCTCGCTGGTCTTCTCAAATCCTCCAGTCAAAGAGGTTTGGGTGTGCTTCCCGGAGCTAGGTAAGAACTACTGCACGCTGGCATGCGTCTGGAATTGGGAAGAGGACACGTGGTCAATCCGGCGCCTGAACAACATCACTTGTGGTGGCGTGGGCCAACTGGACAGCGGCACTACGAACACCTGGGCATCTCAAAACTACGCCTGGGCTGATGCAGCTCAGGCATGGAACGAAGACCCGCTGTCGTCTGCGCAAGAGCGGCTGCTGATCGGCAATGCATCGCCAATCATCAATGCAGTAGAGATCACGGGGACGATCAACGGAGCTGCGTACAGCAGTGTGGCAGAACGTACTGGCATTGCCCTGGGCGCGCCGGATGTTGTCAAGACAGTGCGGGGCCTGAGGTTCCGGGCGCTAGGCGCTGTCGGCACGCAGATCCAGATCGAGGTAGGTGGTCAGATGAGCATGGAAATGCCGATCAGCTGGTCAGCTCCTGTGACCCACATCATCGGCGGTAGCGCATACGGGCAGATTGACACATTCGCGAATGGCCGATTCCTTGGGGTGCGCATCACATCCTTGGACAACCAGCCCTGGCGTTTTCAGTCCTATGACGCCGATTTCATCGTGACTGGGAGGTACTGATGTACGTGCCAACGAACGTCCCGCCGAATGCTGCGGAACTCCCTGGGTGGCTCATGCAAGAGCACCTGAACCTACAGAAGGCCCTCAACGGGCCTTCTTCTTTTTTGACGCTGCAAGAACTGCACAAAGAGCCCGCAAAGATCATTGTGGGCATGGTGGTTCTTGCTGATGGCACGGACTGGAACCCGGGCAGTGGCTCCGGTTTCTACGGCTACCGCGCGGGAGCGTGGCGATTCCTCGGATAGGAGAAAACATGGCACTCTATCAATACCCCGACGGCACCCAAGGCTCCACGCCCTACCAAATGGGCGCGGATGGCCAATACGCGCGCCAGGGCTCCGGCCTGATCGAAGGATCGATGGTGTATGGTCAGCCCGGATCAGGCTATGCCGCTGGAACTGAACTTTCGGCAATGGGCCAAGGCCCGGCCACGAATCAATGGGCCACATCTGGCTTCGGCCAGCCGCAGGGCGGCAGTGGTGGCGCCGTCTTCGGCGGGTCGAATCCGTCTGGTGGCGGCATGACGTTCCATGGCGGACCATCGCCCGCCCCAATGCAGAACGCTGGCGGTGCTGGCGGCAGCTACATGGATCAGACGAACCCCTATTTGCAGAAGCAAATGGACGCGGTTACGAAGACCATGACCGACAACTTCAACACCCGGGTGCAGCCGCAGATCGCGTCCAACGCGATGGCCGCTGGTGGCTACGGCGGTTCGCGGCAGGGCGTGCTTGAAGCCAATGCCATGAACGACCTGCAGTCGAACATCGGGAGCGCACTGGCTGGGCTCGGTGGAAACGCATTCGGCCAGCAGCTGCAGTACGACCTGGGCCGGCGCGCAGACAACCTCGGACAGGGCAACCTGGGGCTTGGCTACTACAACGCAGCGAACAACTACAACTTGGGCCTTGGCAATCAGAACCTGGGCTACGCAAATCTGGACCGTCAGATCAACAACGACAACAACAGCTGGGCGCTGCAAGGTGCGCAACTTGGCAACAACACCTGGAACCAGTTGAACAACAACAACCTGACGGGGTTGAACGCTGGAAACACGATCCAGAACACACCTCTGAACTACTGGCAGCAGTTCATGAATGGTGCAAATGGGATGGGTAACGGCTTTGGCACATCGACGGGTACGACAAACGTGCAGGGCAACCCGCTGCTCGGTGCATTGGGCGGCGCCCAGCTGGCAGGACAGATCGGCAACCTTTGGGGTGGTGGTTCGTCCGGTGGCGCAAGCAGCGGAGGATCTGGCTTAGGCCTGCAACCGCCAACAACTGGTTTCTGGGGGACAACGTCATGAGATACGAAGCGGAGAATCTCCCCAATGATGCGGTGCAGGCGATCCGCCCGGCATTCGAGAAATCTCTTGCTGATCAGTCCGATTTCTGGGTTGAACAGTGCCGGTCTGGCAACGCTCAATACTGGCGTAGTGACGATGGCGCGTACTCGGCAATCACAGAGGTGCGCGACACGGAAAAGGGCCGTGTATTCCACATGGTTGCATCTGCGGGCTCCTATCGCCCATCTCTTCTTGAAGAGGGCGAGAACTGGGGTCGAGAGATGGGCTGCGCACTTGCCATGACAGAAGGCCGGCCAGGCTGGGCCAAATTGCTCGACGGATACAAGGCCGTGTCCGTCCAATATATGAAGGAACTCTGATGCCAGCAGCACTTGTACCAATTGCCGGAGCCGTCGCCGGATCTGTGGTTTCCGGGGCTTTGAACAAAGGCGGTGGTGGTGGATCGTCCCAGACCACTACGAACGAGCCTTGGAGCGCAGTCCAGCCGTGGATGAAGGAGAACATCGAAAAGGGCCAGAAGCTCCAGGGCTACTACGAACAGAACCCGTTCAACTCGCTGCAGCAGAACAGCTACCAGAACCTGTATGGTGATCTGGACAACTATCGGCAGAACATGGCGCCGAGCATGATGGCCCTGTCCAACAGGCTCATGAACAGCAACTACCAGCGCGCGCCTGCAGGCTCGGAGATGGGTGGATACCTGAGGCCTGAGCGCAGCATGGGCGCTGGCACGTACACCTATGGCGCTGGTGCTGCGCCTGGCGGTGCGGGCCAGGCTGGAGCTCTTGCAGGACTGCTCGGCCAAGCTGGGCAAGGCCAGACTCCACTTATGCAGGGTGGCGGCCTGTTGGGCGGGGGCGGCATCTCTGGCGCGCTCGGTGGCCTGATGAGCAGCCAAGGCCAGGACATGACGCAAGGTGCTGGCCAGGGCATGCAGTCGGGCGGGATTCGCCCAAGCCCTCTGATCCCCACCATGATGGCGAATCCAGGTACGGCCTACGGTCAGATCGATTTCGACGCGCTCAACCCCTACAAGGGCGCGCTCAAGCCAGAGGAAAAGTCTGCCGACACAGCCAACACAACTGGCTTGAATGATGACGAGTTGGAGTACCTGCGCCGCCAATACGCTCAGGACAAGTTCAGGCGCGATCAATATGGTGATTTCGGTGGTGGAGGTGCGTGATGGCTGGACTACTCGATTTCCTGAACAGCCCTGATTCTCAGCTTGGGCTGAATCTGCTTGCTGCTGCTGGCAGCGGTCAACGCTTTGGGCCTGGTCTGTTGGGCGCCATGCAAGGTGTGCGCGCCCAGCAGATGGAAGAGATGAAGCGCGGCCTGTTGCAGTCTCAAGTCGATGAAAACAAGGCGCAGGCTGCACAACGACAAATGGCGGTGGATATGGCGCGCAGAGAAGGTGAATTGGCGCAGAAGTTCTACCAGCCAGGCCAATCGGCTATGCCAGCCCTGATGGGGGATGCCGCCTCTGGAATCATGCCAAGCCAGGGCCGTGCGGCCACGCCTGGCAACTTCGACATGCAGGGATATGCCAACGCGATGATGGGAGTGAACCCGAAACGGGGTATGGAGCTTCTGGCCGCGATGCAGAAGGAAATCCCTGTGGACAAGATCGACCCGACCAAGTTCACGCCGGCCTCTTTGGCGAAGTTCGCGCAGAGCCGTAACTACGGGGATCTGATGCCACGTGACAAACTGGAGTTCATTGAGGGTGTGGGCGTCAATCCGTTTGACCCTTCAAACGCAAATCGTTCCATCCCGAATCCCAACAAGCCCTTTCAGATGGACGCTCAGGGCAACATCATCCCCAATAAAGCGTACCAAAGTTACGAGATCAGCAAAGCAGCAGCCGGAGCGGCGAGAAACAGCACCAATGTCAGCGTCAATACTGAGAAGTCATTCTTGAACAAGGTGGCGGAAGGCGTTGGCAGCCAGATAGATTCCTCGCTTGCCGGCGCAAGAGGTGGCCAATCCACGATCAGCACGCTGAACAATCTGGACGCCGCGTTGAACAGCGGAAAGGTGATGGCCGGGCCACTCACTGCGCCTGCTCAGGTGATGATGCAGATCGGCACGCAGCTTGGCCTTGGTGGGAAAAGTTCCAAGGAGACCCTGGAAAACACGCGTTCTGCCATGCAAGCAATGGCACAACTGGAACTGGATGCCGCTAGCCAGATGAAGGGCCAAGGCCAGATCACGGAAAGCGAGCGTGCGATCCTGAGGAAAGCAGCCTCTGGCGACATCAGTATGTCAATTGGCGAGATCAAGACGCTCTCCAAGGTGGCCCGCAAGACCGCAGAGAACCGCATCCGCCAGCACAACCAGAACGTGCAGCCGCTGCTGAGCAACCCCAATGCAGGAGCCTTGGCGCCGTTCCTGACCGTCCCACAGCCCGAGGCCGCGCAAGCGCCTGCAGGCGGTGGTGTCGTAGACTTTTCGAGCCTCAAATAATGGATGTACGTCTGCCGGATGGCACCATCATCAGCAATGTCCCGGACGGCACGACAAAGGCCGACCTGGTCACGAAACTGCAGAAGAACGGTATGGCTGTGCCTGCAGATTGGCTGCAGCAGAGCGCGCCCGCCGCTCCTGCAAATCCTGTGCAGGACGCAGGACGCGCGGTCAACCGCGGCATCTCCGACCTGCCGCGCCAAGTCGGATTGGCCGGGCGCTATGGCC